GGGGACCTTGAGTCGGACTGCTATGGCGGCAGTGAGCGCAATTTCGTGGCTATTGTGCGCCGGCTGATCGTCTCATTGGTCAATGAACGGATGAACCTGCTCAAGCGACTCTCGGACGAGACGGACCCTGTCGCAACAGACCCGTGCCGTGTGGCGCTCGCTATCGGGCTACTGGAGACATTTCGCGACGGTCGTATCAACTCACTCAACAGTACTCACGAATCAATCCTTGGCAGCCGCGCGCAACTTGAAAGCGAACGTGACGTATTCGGGTATGCCATCGATGCACTGCGGACCCTCAATCGGCGCTATGGAGCCGCTCAGAAAGCCGACGAGCAACAGGGCGAATCACGCGAAGAGTTTGAGCGTGATCGCGGTTTCGTCAAGCGTTGAACGGGGGAGAAAGTCATGGGTGAAGGTTTTGCATATGCCTGCTGGAATCGCCTCGCCCACCCGTGGGCCGATCCCAAGAGGAGATATTTTTGGGCATGGGACCAGCTCCAACGTTATAGCAAACGTCGCACTGAGAGCGAGGAAGTATGACCGACACGGACATCGAAACGGCGCTGGAACGCATTCGCGAGAATCATAGGACGATCCAGACTTGCCGTGCCGAGAATGACCGCCTCGGCGAGATCCTTGCCCGCGAAGACATTGAGTACAAGTTCAATATCGCCGGCACGTCATGGAAGCGGCGCTCGTCGGGCAAGTCCGATGGTTGATCAGTGCCCCAACTGCAAGGCGCTATCCGAGAACTGCGTTCGGATTCAGGAGCGCGCCATCAACAAGGCCAACGCCTGCGAGGCGAAACTCTTTCATGCATGGCAGTCCCTGCGCCAGCAATCCAAGGGTATGAATCGCATGGCTCGCAAGATCAAACGGCTACAGGCAGCATTGCGACTCGCTCAACAGCACGACGGCGGTCAACATGGGTGAAGGATTCGCATTCGCCTGCTGGCTGCGGCTCAACTTCCCGCCGCCCTACCCGCCGCCGCATCGATGGCGCGAGATCGTCGAGTTCTGGAAGAACGGCGAGCGCCAACGCTGGTGGTGCTGGGCCTGCCGGGAGTTTCACATCAATGTTTGTTGAAATCCATGGTGACAAAGTGTCTCTTCTATCATGCCCATTTTGTGGTGAAGACGAACTGCTATCCATTGAAGAGGCTCGACCGCCAGATGAGGGACTCTTCGTTGAATGTGAATCGTGTCAATCGCAAGGGCCTTTGTGCGAATCCATGTTCAATGCGGCTATGACGTGGAACGATAGACGCACTCCTACATCCGACTCATCTCCAACAGTATGATCAAAGACCAAAAGCTGTATGACAGACTCGTTGCCCGAATCCGGATCGACGAGGCGACCGGTTGCTGGCTCTGGACAGGACCGTATTGGGATAAGCGTCCATGGCCACAGAACCGTTACGGTTACATCGGGATCGACTACGACCCAGTGAAGGGCCGCTCCAGAACCGTAGGTACTCACCGCGCGATGTTAATCGCGATTCACGGCCCTCTGACGTCGCAACAATGCGCTTGCCATCGTTGCGACGTGCCCTTATGCATCAATCCGGAGCATTTGTTCATCGGGACGATGGGCGATAACATTCGCGATTCGCGCAGCAAGAATCGGCATCACGAAGCACAGAAAGACTTCTGCGAGCGCGGGCATCCGTTATCTGGTGACAATCTCGCACTGCGGCGGCAGCAGCCTCCCAAGATGGGCATTCGCCGCGTCTGCAGAACATGTGAGAAGGGCCGCTACCGCCTCAACCTTGGATGGCCTGAGCATCTAGCTTTCGATATGGCCTTCAGGATTCCGCATGGGTATCGGCTGGATCGAACTACCTTCCAGGTTGTATCTGCAAGGGGAAACACAAATGGAGACGTTGGTAAATGAGTAAACCCAAGATCGTATGCGTTGTTGGCAGCGCAGTTCTTGCACCGCTGGCATTCCTGGTCCCCACAGTGGCCATCGGCCTAGCCATTTTCGTTGTGTTTGGACCACTGGACACACCTTCGTGGGTCAGGTGGATTGTCTGGGGCCTTGGACTTGCTTTAGCGCCGATGACGCTCTGGTCCATCTATAAGTGGTTCTTCGGCAAGTGTTACTCGCACAGCGCAGGACCGACTCCATGATGACCCGAGGTGAGCGCGGTCGGCATCGTAGGAGGCTCTATAAGGCCCAGGCCGGCCTATGCGCCCTGTGTGGATTCCCCATGATCAAAAGCCCGTCCAAGCCGACTCCGGCGATCCTTTCGCTGGATCACATCGTACCTTTGGGGTTGGGCGGTCCCGATGTGCCAGAGAATCTCCGCGCCACTCACCAAGGCTGCAACTCGGTCCGGGATCACGAAGATATCTGGGCCTTCGATTTGATCGATGTAACTGCTCAAACCGTGTCCGATGGTGCTTGACTGTGACCGGTCACGGTGATACTCTGTGCAGCATGGTAGGTAAAACAGCAGCAGAACGGAAGGCAGCCGAGCGCGCTCGAAAGCGCGAAACTGGACTAGTGAGGTGGGAGTTTTGGCTCACTCGTACTGAGGCATTGAAGGTTGCCAAATACATCAAGCGGATGCGCGGTCACGGATATGGGCTGAAGTCCGCTCTCAACCAATGAGCAGGTACACAAAAGAACAGTTGGACAGCCTGTTAAAAAAGGCTGCGGATTTCCTTGCAATGCATTCAGATCCGGAATTGCGAGCCGCTTCCGGTTGGTTACACGGCTATGTGGACAGAACGCGCGATCGGCGCGAGGCGCAACGAGCAGGGTGTACCTTGGCTTACTACCGCAAGCATTTAAAACCGGCGGTTGCTGACTACCGGGACCTTTGAGCCGATAACCAACTATGAGCAAGTCCTGCCAGTCCGTCAGCCCAGGACCGCAACGATCCTCGCAAGGGGATAGCTGGGCGGGGACTGGCAGGCATTCGGATCAACCAGACGGTGCCCAATGAACGAATTGTGGAAGCTGTTCTCTGGGATAAAGGCGACCCTTGAGTCATTCTGTAAGGAATGTTGCAACTGCGGCACATGGTCGATGCGTGAAGATATCGACCCCGAAAACCATGGGGATGAGTGCCCGTATCGTCGTGCGTTTAACTCAAGCGAGCAACTATGAAGCACAAATATGAATTTCTGTGCACTTGGGTTGGATACGACGTGTTCGCCGTCGATCCGAATGGCGGCCGTTACCAAATCGGATTTCAGCTGCCACACTTTGACGCTGCAATTAAGGCGGCTGTCAGTCATGCAGGACAGGCGATCGTCATTTCAGCGGAGTCCACCGGATGACCAAAGACGAACAGATTGAGCAACTCGAAATGGAGAAACGCGTGCTCATCGGCAAATTGGTGAAGGCGCAGAACTTCATGCGCAATCTCACTGAGAAAGCGCGGATACAGCATGATCCAGCGCTCAAGGCACTGAGTGACGAGGCTGAGAAGCTCTACTTGGAGTTACGCGGATGACAAAAACGTGCACCTGTCCGCTGGATCCAGACGGGGTCGTAAAGCAGACTTGTCCTGTCCACGGCCAACCCTATCCGCAAAGGCTGTCATATGCGCAAGCGCTGGATCTAATCGCCAGCGCGCCATCGATTGACGGCCAGCGCTATCCGCTGGCGCAGTTCATCGAGGAACAGCAGCGCGAGATTGATCACCAGCAGGCGTATCAGCGGCAGATGAACGAGATCCTGAAGGAGAACGCGCGGCTGCGCAATGATCTGACGGCGGTAGGATTGGAGCGCGATCGACTGCAGAAGCGCGAAATTCTGGTTAGCGTGGCGTTGCGAAACGTGCTCGAGGTAGTACAGAAGGACTCGCCGCAGTGGTTTCTGGCTGAGCAATTGCTGGGGATGATGGGTGGACCCGCGCACGAACCGGTATCAGCTCACAAAGTCCAGTGTGGCTGTGGCTGGGTGGGCATGACAACGGAACTGGTGAGGCTCGATGGTAAGCACGAGTGCCCCGCCTGCAGCGCCGAGTTTAAGGCCCTGAATGCGTGGCCACCGTTGAAATCGGAAGTGCGCCACTGCACAAACTACCTTACCTATCCTGGCGGTCAGAGTTGTTGCACACGCGAAGCTGGCCATTCCGGCTCATGCTTGTTCTAAGAGAACCGGAGTGGCTCATGACTGAGGCAGACTACATCGATGTCAGCAACCTCGCGCGTCTCAGAGTCCTTCAGTCTGCGCTGCAGTGGTTATTGCCGAGAAATGAAGCGGAGCGAGGATATTTGACTCGAATCGCGCAGACAATCCAGCATTGGGAAGCAGAACTTGAGAAGACGTTGGACGGCAAAGTCAAATGAGCACTGTCAAGTGGCAGTACCGCGATTCCCGTGACGGCGAGTGGTGCAGGCACTATCGCGGCGAGTACGTCGTCGAGTGTCAGGATATGGACGGTGATGGAACTGAGTGGGATGTTTGGCGCCGCAAGGATTACGACACTATCGCCGGTATCAACCGGAACAATCGCAATATCGACGATGCGCTCAAGCTTCAGCGATACCCTAATCCAATCGCCCATGGCCGTGTTGACGTCGGCAATGACTTCCAGATTGCGCGGGTAGTGGCGATAGCTACGCTCGAAGCGATCATCAAAGACGACGAGACGATCAAGCGCGAGCGTCTGGAACATGATCGCATCTGGAACGAAGCGACAGCAAAGCGTCGAGGAGAGAGTCGATGACCAAAGTTCACGAAGGCACTTGCACATGTCCGGTCTGTTGCCCTGACAAATGGGCGATCAACCGAATGATGCAGAACCACCTGCATGGAGTTTTGACTCAGACGGGCATCGCATCTGATAAGCCTTCAGACGCCGCGCTCGCGCAAATATTGGCTCGATTGGAGCGGATCGAAGCAATTCTGGCTGCTCACATCAAAGAGACCATCGTATAGCGGAAGCGATGCTCCATAGGGCTTCACAGATGAATAACACAGAAGCGAAATTCAACCAAGGCGATAAGGTCTTTGTGGCGATCATCCCGGAGATCTATTGGGCTCCCATGGACTCATGGTGGGGTGGTTATTTGGCGACAGTGAGGGACCGGCGCCAGAATGAGTTCGGAGTTTGGGTCTATCGTCTGTGGTGGGATAATGAGAAGGCGCAGTCGTTGATGGCAAACGAGTGGAGACCTGAAACATGTCTATATGCCCACAACTCTACCCCGGACAGCGAATCAATACACCCGCCAGGATGAGCATCCCTGCGCTCCTATAGAGTAAGTGTCTGCGAAGCGCTCAAAACCGCTGAACTATTTTTGCTGCGAGGCAATGAATGTGTCCTGAAGGGAATGCACGCGAGGCGCTAGCTGATTGGATGGCCTACAAAGATCCAATAAGCCGCCACGCAGGCAAGACCCGCCCAGCCCAGTGAAACCCTGGGGGATGGCACGTTCAGCGCTGCCAGGACGAACAGCACGAAAGCGGCAACGAGCAGGATAAGTCCGATCATGGTTGCACCTACTTTTTGACAGCAATGGTATTCAACGCGTCAGTCTTGGCTGCGCTACCAGCTGAGGATCCGAAGTAGTAGGCAACGATGCCCGTCCAGGCCGTACCCAGCGAGCCGACCATCACGAGCATGACGTCCCCGCCGCTGACGGGCTTTCCCTCCACCACCAGATACCCCAGCACCCCGAAGAACCCCACCGTGACTAGATAGGCCATGTACCGCGGGGTTGAGTCCTTGACCGCGATCTCGCGCGCTCGAGCATCGGCAGTATCCTCAAAGCGCAGTTTCTCCTCATCGATATCCAACTCCCGTAGCTTCACCTTGAGACCGCTCTCCGCCTCTTTGAGCTTGAGCAAGGTGTCTGGGTTGCTGGCAACGATGGCCGCTTCTTGGGCCTTAGGATCGTTCGTGCCGAGCGCCTCTGCGAGCGCATTCCCGGCCAGGCCTCCCAGCGGACCGCCCAAAAGCGTCCCCAGCATCGGAGCTACGGTGCCGATGATCTGCTTTGCCTTCTCGCCAAAACTGCTCATTTGACCCCGCCAAAGCTAAGCGAAAAGTGGTTACCGTCCGCGCGCGTGAACCGACCGCCCCAGGCCGCATCCGGATCAAGGCCCTCCCAGAACTCCCCCAGTGACTTATACGCGTCTGTCTGGGTGAGATATACACCATCCTTGAACAGCTGCAGATCGACCGCCAGGCGCTGTGTGTGCAGGCTGTGGCCAATCCCGGCACCGGTCTTTGCATTCAACGCGGCTTGCTCTGGCGAGCGATAGAGCTCGCCGGCGGTCAGCTCGAATCCTTGCGCATAGGCGAAGTCGATCAGTTTGGCAACGAGCGGGAGGAATCGGCGCTGTCGTTGGCCGAGTGTTTCGGTCACTTCTTATCCTTCGGTGGCGGCGGCAATGGTTTGTCATGCGGCCAGGAATGCGGCGGCAGCCAGGGTTTCTCGGGTGGCTTCTCGCCCCATAGATCCTTGATCTCTTTCCACCAGTCGCGCCAGCTCATGGTGATTTCTTCAGAAAGGCAAAGATGATCCCGATGAACAGTTGAATCGCCAGCATCGCTCCCAGTCCCATCCACAGGAATTTCTGTACACTCTCGACCTTTTCAACGAGAGATTTGTGGGCACTCTCGTATTCCATTCGCGGCATGAAAGTCCGGGCCTGATCGGTCAGCGTACCGCGAAATTCGTTCTGCGATTCGAAACGGCGTTCGGCAGCCGTCTCGGCTTTTGCAACCGCACGGTCTGCGGCAGCCAATGCCGCCGCGACCGCTTTTTCTTGCGCTGCCAAAGCTGCCGTCACAGCCTTGTCCTGAGCATCGAATCTGACATCCACATACTCACGCAGGCGGATATCGTCCGTGCTCGCGGTCATCTCAGCAGTGCGTGGCCAGCAGGATCATGGCGGCCAGCGTGGAGATATCTGCACTCGTCACACTTCCCGGCGCTTTCGCGCAGATGGTATCAATGGTCAGTTTGCAACTGGTCGGGAGCGAGTCGTAGATACTCGGGTCGGTTGCTGCGGGCTTCAGAGCCGCGAAGCGCTGAATGATAATTCCGCCTGACATATCATTTCTCCTGTTTGATCGTTTTGGCTATACCGTAAGCCTGTACTAATGCTTGGGTCGTTTTGATCTCGGCCCGCAGTTCTGCATTTTCCTTGGTCAAAGAGTCGCTACGCAACCAGATCTGAGTCTGCAGATCCTTCCAAGCCGCCCAGAGCAGCACGCCCAGCAAGATATTGACCAATACGCTGAAAGCAAAAAGACGGTCGCGCGCCCTATCGTCAGTGCCAAAGATGTTTTTGACGACTTGTAGAACACCTCCGCGGTGCGTCGTGATCGACTCATCCGGGGACTCCTGATTAGAACCAATGCGCGTCATGGCCACAGTTTGTGCTCGATGTTCGAGATCCGTCGCTCGAAGCCGTCCATCCGCTCGCTCATCGCCTTCTGGTTGGCGTACATCACGATTAGGCCCGTGATCCCGATCACGATCAGTGTTCCCAGCATCGTCATCACCCAGTTGCGCCACTGTGGACTGCTCCCGTTGCCGCCTTCCTGATATCCGCCTTGAATTTCAACCGTTGCGCGCACTGTATTGCGTACGAGCTCGCGCAAACTCTCCTTATCGGCTGCCTCATAATCCCTGGGTCCCCGATCACTCCAATGGGCCATCTTGGCCTTCCACTCGCCGAACAGCTCCGTTGCGCGGTGCAGAACGCCGTCGATCCTTAACCACATCTCCGCTTGTTTGGTTATGGTCTTTTTGGCATGCGTCTCCAGGTTATCTTCAGTGTCGGGAAATGATCCTTCCGCAGCCCCCATTTCCATGATGTTCCTTGGTTATGTTCCGAGGCCAAAGCAGATGAAGGTGAGAAAAGCGTTATCTGTCGGAGTCGCGACCATCGCGCCCGCCGAGACACTCAGCACCTCCACGATGAACTGCGCAAACCCAGTGGCAGGACCGGCATTGTTGATGCTATAGGCAGTCAGCCCGGCGGCCGTCACCGCGATGGCCTGCGAGTTACTCGCCAGGAGCGCGTTCTCGAAGTTCACCGAATAGTTGCCGGCTGAATTGCGCGTCACCGATTTGACGTTGAAACCGTTGTTGGGCGCATTCGTGCCTGTCTTGGTCCCATCGAAAGTACACCAGGCACTGGCCGTATTGGGCGCACTGATCCCCCGGTTGGCCGGGGTCGCTACCACACCGCCGGAAGTGTAGGCCGAGAACCCACTGGAATTGATGTTGGTGGTCGCCGTCCACGCTCCCGTTGAACCTCCGATCGCGGACACCGTTCCGCGCAGACCGTTGATCTGCGTCATCCCTGCCACACCCGAAAAGTTCAGCAGCGAGCCGACAACGGCTGGATTGGATCCAGCGGCGGAATTGAGAGTGACCACGGCACTGGCCGCCTGCGTGATGCCACTGATCGAATAGGCATTGCCGGGGCCGATCTGCAGGAACGGAATATCAATCGAGGTGGGTGTTCCAAGTCCCCCAACACGATTGTCTTTGATGAAGTTGGTCGCACTCCCCCGACGGCAGCCGATCATGGTGAGGGAGCCGCGGAAGGTCGCAGCAATCTCAACGAGGTTCGTGACCGTATCGGCGGCGGCGCAGTTAATCATCACATGGGTGCCGATGCCATCCAGATACAGGCCGGTCGTGCACTGCTCAAAGTGCACTTTCTCTAAGATGCTGGAGTCGTACACGATATCGATGCCACGCGGCAGGAAATTCCCCGCGCCACCGGCAATGACTCCACGGCGAATGTCGAGTACACAGTTACCAACCGAGGAGATTTGCTCAACTTTGATCCCAGCTGCGGGGGTGATGGCATCGGAGCCGTAAACTTCGATATCTTCATGCGGCAGGATGTCCGCGCCGCCTGATATCGAATAGCCTGCATTGGTATAGAGAATGCCGTAGGTCGTAAATTGATAGATAAGACAGCGCCGTGGACCGCTGTTGTTCTGCCAGGCATCCGATTGAATCGCCCCCAACCCAGCCACGTTATTGCAGTCAACCGTCAGGCTCTCCAGGAGAGAATCGAACATGCTGAAAGGCGCATTATTCGCGCGCAGCATGAACGGGTAGGTTCCGGAATTCCAACCGCTCACCGCTCGCAGAATCGATCCGTTTTTGTTGGTGCCTAGGAATCGCACATCATTGGGCAGCATGACCTCGGAAGTCAGTACAGCCGTGCCCAGCGGCAGATCTACGACATTGCCGACCGCACCATGAACGTTCTGCTTGGCGACTAGAATGCTTTGATTGAGGGCTGCCGTATCATCGGTGGCGTTATCAAACTTCGCGCCATAGCGGGCCGGTTGGATCGACGGATAGGCATAATTGGTGGGGGTCACTCCAGCCTGTTGCTCGGATGCTGTGATTGGATTGAGCACAGGCTGCAGGAGGGCCAATTGTCCCGCAGCATTGAAGCCAGCGTTGTAGGGGTCTATCGTGCCGTTGGGACCGGAGACGATCGCCCCGGGAAGGGCAGGATTATTGGCGTCTGGATATTGTAAAACAGCCTTATACGCCGGCAGCGCATCGTCCAGCCAGATTGCAGGCCAGACCCCGTTACCGTCCGCCTGGACCGGATTGGCGAGCGGGATGGTGAGGGTGAATTCACTCCAGATAGGCTGTAAGGTAGAGGTCCCGGTTTTATAGAACGTCAGAAACGCGCCGGGGATTGGATCATTGGCCTGATCGGCTGCTCTGAGATACGGACTGAACAGTATGGCCATCGAGCCCTCATGAAACGAGAAGACCGCCCGGAGGCGGCCTTATGGTGATTGTCGGGTTACTAATCGGCTGGTTTACGGTGGCGGTTGCGACAGTGGCGCTCGCAAATGGGTGGTATTCATTCCAGCGCTGGCGCCAATCGTCGCCGCCCGCAATCGAGCCGAAAAAGCGCCTACGCTTGCCGGGGTGGCTCTCTTGAGCATGGCAGCCGAAAGTTTCGGATCCAGCATCGCCCGCGTGAGCACCTCGTTGATGCCTTCATCCGAGCCGCTGAATTTGTAGATCCACGATAAGGGCTTCGTCAGCACGCGGATGATCGGATGCGCGCCGCCGGCCCCTGCTCCAATGGCCTGTGCAATGGATAGATTCTGGAACGTGTCTGATCCGGGGACTTTGATCAGCGGGCTATTGATGGCCTGCCCCATCTGCAAGTCAGTACGGATCGCATTCAAGCGTTCAATTTGATCCGCAGTCAGCTTGGCGCCGTTCTTCTGTATCGCAGCATCCAACGCGCGGCTGAAATTCGCATTGCCGATGAAATTCTGACCCGTGGTCACATCGGCGCTCGTCAGTTGAGCTCGACGCTGAATCTCCTGGATGACCTTCATCTGATCGATGGGCTGGGATAGATCCCGATAGCGCTGCAGGTAGGCCTTAAAGCCCGGGGCGGCAGCTTCGATCGAATCATCCAAGGATGAGACAACCTGCCCCAATTGGCCTCGAGCCGTCGCCAGCGTGGAGGCGTTCGGCGCATTGGCCGAGGACGGCTGCAGCTTCCCCTGCTGCGCGAGCTGCAGATCTTTGCGGATTTCGTAGAGTGAAGCGGGATTCGTTTCGTCCCCGATGAGTCCCTTGGCCCATTCCAGCGCCTTGGAGACGGTTTCCCGCTTGCCCACCGGTGAGGACAGGATCGAATCGATCGTGGCATGGATCGGCGCAGGATCGGCCACACCGCCAGAGCCCAGAGCCTGTTCGCGCATGGGAGCTGTTTCGGCGTCTCGAGCGATCTTGGCCGCGGCCATCTCCGAGGGGGTTCCCGCGACTGAACCAAGCTCAGCTTGACGGGCAGCATTCTGCTCGGAGATGCGCTGACCGAAGTCTGCGGTGCTGCGACCCCGCACGCCTTTCTCGAGCGCCATCAGCCCTAAGTCCTGCGAGGCCTCCCCTGCTGTGCGGGCCGACCCCGGCACGATCGGCTGCGCAGTCTCGAGATTTGCGACCGCGGCCTGGGGATTCGTGGCTTGGCGTGCCAGAACCTGGCCGGCGATCTGCTCTTGCCCTGCCCGGGTCAGGGGTCGGGCAATATTCGCAACCAGATTGGCGCCGCCCCTCGCCGCTTCCTCAATGGCTGTGGGTGCAAAACCACCCGCCAGTCCCGCCACGAACTGCCCAACCGGCCCGGCCCCCTGCTGGCGGGCATATTCGGATGCGGTGGCTCCTGTAGCTCCACTCACCCCAGCGCGGATGGCATTCGGGACCGTCGCGACTCCGCCGAGGCCGCCTAAAGTCAATGCACCGGAAGCCCCCCGAATGGCTGCAGAGCCCAATTGCTCGCCCGATGTTTCAGGGGTCGGCGCCCCCAGATAGGTGAGCGCTTTCGACAGCAACTCGCTATAGGACGGCATCTGCGGCAAATGTGCGCCGAGATAGTGGTTAACCGCCGAAATGCTCAGCTGCTGAGGCGTTTTGCCCGTCAGCGCCTGAGAGACGATATTGACCGGATTCTGGTCGATCGCGCTCAGCAGCGTGCCTCCGACCCCCTCACCCACTGCCCGTCCACCCAAGGCGACCTGCCGGCCTATGTCGGTCGGAGGCTCTGGGGCTGCAAGGGCCTGAGATGTAACAACGGGGTCATCCTTCCATGATCCAGCACCTACCGACGATTGATCAGGTTGGCTGGGCAGAATCAATTTGTTTCCCGGTTCGACCTTCTGAAAATAAGTCTGCAGATCGCCTGCGTCATGCATTTTGAGTGAAGATGCGGACGGCGTGAACGACCATGATCCATCAGACTGCTTTGCCCATTTGCCACCTTCGTTGCCATCAACCCCGCTATATTGACTCTGGTCAGAAAATGTAGGGTGATTGGGCTTCTTGAACGTATCCGGGAAATGTCCATTGGCTGATTGCGTAGCCCCGGAAGCAAAAGCCCCCCGCATGTCATAGTCGTAGCTGCTCCCCCGAGGCCCTTGCTTCTGCGCCCATGCCTGAAATGCTTGCTCCTGTTGCGGATTGAGTTTTGTGTTGTAGCGATTGGAAAAATCCAGTGGATCAGCCGCCGATTGCGAAACGACAGGATCATCCTGCCAGCCCATTACCGTTTCGTCCGCGTTGAGCCGTCAGGAGCGATGTATTGCGCCCCAGAGGGCACCTTGGCGTAGTCGGCATCCGAAGCGATCTTCATCGGAGCGCCTGCGGTAGCTGGCAGCGGAGCTGCATTCGGCACCATGTACTTGCGCGTCGATTCAATCTCCTGCGCACGCGCGGCTTCCTTCTGCGCCTTCACGTCCGGTCCATCGCCCGGCTGCGGGAAGAATTGCTTCCACGTCGAGCGGATCTCATCCGGGTTGGCCGTAGCGCCGGACTTCAGATAGAGCAGGTTCGCAGCCCACCGAAGGCCTGCGGATTCGTATTTCCTGAATTCATCCGTTTGAGCGACTTTTGCGACATTGCCCGGTACGCCACCGAGAAAAGCGTTCCATTTGCTGCTCGTGTCTGTGCCCTTACCACCTGCGGTCAGACTCTGGATCTGCTTCTCGGCGTTCATCATGCTATCGAACAGCACGGCGTTTTTTTTGTCAGCCTCGCCCATGGGCTTCTGAGAAGGCGGCCCCAAGGCGGGACCTTCGGTCTGGCCGGGCGTCACCCACTTCTGCGTCTCGGTGCCATCGGGATTCTTGACCGTCACCAGTTGGGGCTTGTTGGCGCGGCCTTGCTCCAAATCCTGCCCGCGCATCGTGACGGCCCGACCTGCTGCAGCACGGGCATTCTCTGCTGCGATATTCGTCCTCTGTCGGGCAACCTCACCCGCCTGCGTATTGGCGGCGCGCTGATCCTCGTGCTGGACCTGAAAGACCGTCTTGGGATCGACCAACAATTGCTGCGCGTGATCGCGAATGCCCGCCGCCATTTGCCGCACTTGATCAGGCGTCAGTTTGTCGAATGTTCCCGGGGCACCGGATTGCGCGTCGTACTGCTGAATAAACTCAGGATGCTTCGCTTTGATGAAGGCGATGGGATCTTTGGCTACCATGGCTTCGCTGGCTGAGGCATACATTTGGCGGTAGGTCTGTTCGTCCGCCTTGGCAACCAATTGCTGTTGCTGAGCGGCGATCGGAATCGCGGAAGCTCCGCCCGCTTTGATCAGATCAGCGGAAGCCGCATTGGGATTGTTTTTCAGGACCTGATCCAGCGCCGAACTCTGCGCTTCCTGATCCTGGGCCTGCTTTAGTTGCAACGCTCCGTATTGCTGACGCTGTTGCAATCCCTTGATCGCTCCAACTTGCTGCAGGATATCCCCGAGGTTTATTGGCTCGTACGCCATGCTAACCTCCACCATACGGAGCTTGATTCGGAATAGCGCTCAAATATTTGTATCTCAACCAATTGCTAGCTAGTCCATTCACGGTGTTGCCAATCGTCTGCCCCATGTCTCCATAGGCTGAAGCACGCGCATTTCCGGCGGCCATCAGCGAGTTACTGTTCGCGTTCGCCATATTGGTGCCTGCGGCCTGCGTGGCATTCGTGGCCGCTTGGCCTGCACCGGCCACTCCCGACAACCGGCTCACATAGTCCCCGAAATTCTGATTGGCCAATCCAGTGGCATAGGTCTCCCCTGCCTTTACGGCCGCCCCGGAGAGCAATCCGCCACGAGCAGCGGCAGACCGGTTGATCGCGTCCTGCCCTTGGCCCAAGTTGAACTGGAAGTCCGGCGAGGTCGAAAAACTGGAAAAATCGGCCTTTCCGGAGCCTTTCACGACATTGCCATTGGCATCCACCGTGTCGAGGCCATAGAGTTTGGCAATCTGATCAAGTGCACTCCCACCCGTGGTGCGCCAGGGGGCCAGATCCGAGCGACTTTGCTCATATTCGGAATTCTGCTGATTGATTGCCGCGCGGGATGCGTCACGTTGAGCGCCCGCCGCCTTGTTGGCCGCATAAATGCTCGCGCCTGCGCCCACAGCCGCTGTAGCGCCAATGGCGATCGCGGCGCCCGCTGAGATAGCGGCTGTCACGGGGAATCCTCCGTCAAGCGCGCATGCACCATTGCGCCCAACTGCAAAATGGGATCAGGAGGCAAAAACCACTTGTTTTCCAACACTTCAACATCGCGTTCTTCATCCTCATTGGGGTGATAGGTCCGTCCCACAATGGGAGTGAGCGTGTAGACGATGAGTTGATAGTTCGGCACGGTATGCATCTCAAACGGTGCCTCAATCACGCGCCGACCTTCTTCACTCACGTGTAACAAGCTGCCACTGACTAATTCGCACCGATGGCCAAAAATGTGGGGACGTCCAACCATGACGATGCCTGCTGGAATCTTGATTTCCCGGATATACAGGCCGGGTTCGAAAATATGACTCACCGGCGCTTCGGTGCCGTCAGCCATCACTTTGAGCTGGTAGGCGATGTAGGCTGTTTTCTCCAGGAACGTCAACTCCGGCAGCTGGTCCCACTGGGGGATAGGGGCGTCGTTTGGCATCGGCCATCATCCTTTGGTAGCACAGCATCTGAGCGACGCCGGCATTCAACTTCTTGAGTTCTTCGAGAATCGCTTGCGCTGTTGCTTCGTTCATACGACCTGATACTGAAAGACAAACATCATGACCCGGTTACTCGTGTCCACCGCCATGAATTGCAGGCTCGCGCGATCATTCGTGAGATCACTCAGTATCGCCGCTCCCTGACCAGCCACGGTGTTGCAAAAGGCGATGCCCGAGCATTGCTTGTTGTCCGTGAAGTTCGACGCGATGGGGAGCGAGATACCCAATTCCACCGCGCCTGCGGCCGTGGGGTCCAGATCCACCCGGCCTGACACCGTCACCACGCTTCCAATTCTCGTGTAGGCGCAGAGATTGGCTCCCGAAGTATCCAGATTGGTCACGTTCGTGAGCGTCGGCGTGTACGTGCCCGTTGCGAATGCGGCGGCAAGGGCTGCAGTAATGGCCGTGGTCACTTCGGAATCGCGCGCGATAGTTGACGGAATATCCGTGTCCGCCAGCGCTCCAAACCCCAATGCCCCGGCACGGCGTACGAAGAACGTATCATCCGTCGTCGCGCCGATGTCCGCGGGCGTTCCTGGCGTATTAGTAACACGCCCAATGACGCTAGTGGGAATACTGTCGCGCAACTTTGGGTTAGTGACAACCTTGTCCGCCAACTTCGTGATGGTGACGGAGTTGTCATCTGGCACCACTGCGGTTGACCTCGTCCATCGATCCCAGTCTGCTTGGTTGACCGGCGGAAACCCAGGCGGCTTAAGCGGCATTCTTCAGGATCGCCTGTATCAATGTGCGCCGGACGGGATCTGATACCTTGTACCGATACACACGATCTCGAGACTGCCCCAGCCGGTTAAACAAAGCAGCACGGCGAAAGTCTCCGGCCTTACCCAACTGACGCCAGATCTCATTCGACCATGTACGTCCACCGTCATCCGACCAATCCAGCATGACTCGGGGATCTTCGCCCTGCCCCGTAGTTCCCACGCCCTGTTCGAAGACGAGCTCGAGGGATGCATGCGGGATGAGCAGGTTGTCCTGTGCAATCGCGGGGGCGGCAACCTGAGACACCAGGGTATCGCCCCACTCAGTGAACGTGCCGGCGTCCAGAATCCCGAGTTTGTTCGAGGTACGATCGCCCACGTAGGTCGTGTTGTTCCCCCGGAGCACGAAGGCCGCGCGCCAGTTCGAATATCCGTAGGACTGCCGCTCATGCCAAAGCTGGGTTGACACATCGTAAACCCACGTGGCCTCGTTGTAGGTCAGCCCATACATGGAATGGCCATTCTCAATCCACGTACTCCCAACGCATTCCTGGGCGGCGTACTTCGCAATGGCCTGCTCCATGGCGGTCTGCGAGATCCGTACCGGGGTATAGCCATTGACCCGTCTGACCGTACCGTCGGTAGCGGGGAAGAAGATGGAATTGTCGATCTTCGCCGGTCCATACTTGGACGTAGTCCCGATCTCCATAAAGCCCGAGGACGTGCGGCTCAACGGGAAGGCGGGATCACCTGAGTTGTACCAAACTTCCGTTGTCTGACGGCCAAAGAGAAACAGTTCCCGGTGATCAACAATGCCGACCACCACGTCATCGGGTGCGGCTTCGGCGGAAGCAAAATCCAGCGCATCCCACCCGGAAGGATCAAAGGCCGTGTGATTGACGTATACCCGCCCATCCCCCGGACCTCCGACCATATAGCCGTCGAGGAACGCGACCCACTCATATCCGGGAAAGTCAGGATCCGTGATTTGTGCGGTGACTGCCCCATCCCACAGATAGGAAGGGCCGTTCACCGTCACCATGACGTGCGAGCCGTCTCCATCGATGAATACCGGCCCCGCGCCTGGGATTGAGCCCAATGCAGTGACCAGGCCTCCAGCCGTCACGCTGTAGAGTTGAGTTCCCGAGACGACGTAGCCGAGATTGTTGACGATCTCTGCCCCTCTCATGGGGCCAGTGCCGAAGCTCAGGAAGTCCTTAATCCCGAAACAGGCGACCACTGCCGCAGCCGTTTTAGCGGCGGGCGGTGCCGGCTCGAGGTAGGAATTCACCATCCGTTGACATGAGAGGGGTAAGGATGCGTGCTGGTAATTCTGAGTTCCAAAGGGGACGGCCGGCATCAGAAATACTCAGCCCTGACTGGCCGTGAGACGACCGTGGGCGAGAGAATCTTCCGCAGCTGCCGCTCTGCCATGGAGGTAGTGGGCAACCCCAAGATGCCTTCGGTGGCGATCTTGGAGCGCTTGGGCTCGCCTAACATGAAGTCATCGACCAGTAACGCCGCCACCATGGCGATAATGGAATCCACCATCACGTCATCTATGCCGTCGGCAAAGTCAATGACCGCGATGTCCAAGTCCTGGAGTTGCTTTTGAATCGCGTCGCACTTCTCCCCGATCAACACCGCGTCTTCCGCCGAGAGTGAGTTGCCCACGGGCAGCACCCCCAGCTTCCGGGCTACCCGCTCCTTGAATTGATAAAGGTTGACACTCACGGAACCTCCCGGAATTGATCAGTCCCTTGGCAACCAGCGGTGGAACGTCCTTGCTCCACCCTTTCGTGGCCGCGATGGCGCCGTAGCCCGGGAAA